GCTTTTATTTATGAATCTTTAAGAGATTGGTTTAAAAAAGAAAAGTGGGTAAGAATTTCTTCTACTGGTAAAATTGCAGGACCTTGTGGTACAAGTAAAAATAAAAAGAACCCAGACCGCTGTCTTCCTAAAGCTAAAGCTCAATCATTATCTAAAGGTGAAAGAGCTGCAACAGCTGCTAAAAAGAAGAGAGCAGGTAAAAAAGGAAAGACAGTCGTGAAAAATACAAAAAAAGCAACAGTTAAAAAAGAAACTAAAGGAGCACCAAAAGGTCATTACTTTACTAAATCAGGTAATTTAGTTAAAGGTAGATTATCTAAAGATGCAAGAGAAAGAGGAGCTAGATTGAGTGATCCAAAAGATAAACAAAGATCTAAAGTACCTCCAGTAACTCAGTATAAGGAAGACATTAAAAACTTAGTAGTAGGACTTCTTCATGAATACCAACAAAAAGAAGACGTACTTCAAGAAGATGATAGATGCACTAGAATAGCTAAACAAAAGTACGATACCTGGCCATCAGCTTATGCTTCAGGAGCAGTAGTAAGATGCCGTAGAGGTGAAATTTGGAAAAAGAAATAATGTCTATAAAATTAAAGCCATCAACAAAAGAATATAAAAGAGATGCCAGAGGTAAAATAATTGGCAATCAATACATATGGAGACATCATCCTCCATGTAGTTTCAAAACAGAAGAATTAAAAACAATGTATACTAATTCTGCTTTTAGTAGAAAGAAACACTTAATTCTAAAAGAACTTAATAGAAGAAACGTAGAAGTATAATGAATAGGTACATACTTACACAGCTTATTAGAGAAGTCTTTCATGAAAACTATGCTGACGGTAAAAAGAAAGGTAAAAGTCGTCCTGGTAGAGTAAAAAAAGCTGGTGCAAGTTGTAATGGTTCAGTTACATCGTTAAGAGCTAAAGCTAAAAAATACGGTGGTGAAAAAGGTAAAATGTACCACTGGTGTGCTAACATGAAAAGTGGAAAGAAAAAATGACATATTATGTGATGCTATAGATGTTGAAAATTTATTTTCCCAATGGCATCCAGATGTTAGAAAGTTTGTAAAAAATATAGATAAGGATTGTGCTTTAAAAATTATACAAAAAACTCAAATAAGCACATTTCAATCTTCAAGAGTAAAAGAACTTTTTAATTTTGCTAATACGAACAGTTGTAAACGTATTTTAGATCGTATAGTAAATGAAAAAAATATTAGTAACTTTTTTAGTACTTTAAAAGAAAGAGATAATTTATACCCTAGAGATATAAGCAGAAAGTATAGTATAGAACAAATTTTCGAATCTATAAAAAAAAATAATTATAACCCATTATTATTTTTAGTTCTGAACAATAAGTATTATATTATAGATGGTAGAACAAGATTTTATTGTTGTATGTTTTTAAACGTACCTGCTAAGGTAAGAATAGTCTTAGATAATAAGTTGAATGAAAATTGTAGAAAATAACTTACGTAAAGAAGCATATTTTTTTGATGCTTCAGAGGATATAGAAATTCTCAGGGATCCTCATTGCGTAGATTTATTTGATCAAAATGGTTATCATCTTACAAAAGCAGAACAAGCATTCTTAACTCGTAACGGATACGAATCAATCGAAAGAAGACATGAAGATTGTATGAGACACGATTGGATCATATGGGACAAAAGAGAAGGTGCTCATATGAATCATTGTGATTTATTTGAAAGAAAAGGATTTAAGTCTTGTGCTTTAGATCAATTAGAAGCAATAGCTGAAATTAATCCTATGCTTTGGAAGTTAGTAAAAATGAAACCTAAATGGGGTATCGATATATCAATTGATTACGTTTCAGAAGATGCAGTATTTGAAGTATTTCACTACGAATGGGATGCATTCGATTATAATCATGTAATAGAAAAAAAACAGGAAATAGAGCAATTTGTTATCAAACAAGATTGGGATGACATTGCTATCAAGTTATGGGATAAAAAAGATGAATGGATTAACTTAAATTTCTTTGATCAAACTAAATGGCGTACAGATTACTTTGGTTTATCTCCGGAAAAGTTCAAAAATGTTATTTGGGTTAGTTAATCTATTTATTTATATACGTATATAAAATATTTGCAAATGACCTACCAAGAAATAAAGGACCGTTTGTCTAAGTGTGAACTTACACTTACAAAACTTAAAAACGGTACATATGACAAGTCTAATGAAACTATTGCTGAAAAAGTAAAGCAACTAACAATCATTAAAGAGTCACTACAAAAACAACTTAAGGAAGCTGACAAAGGTGTAGTTTACACCGATGATGAAAAGAAAGCTAAGGAATTAGCTGATGATGGTGCTGATGTAAAGCTAACCGATGAATTAGATGAAGACGTCAAATTTGGCGTAAATGAGACCAAGGCTATTGCTCGAAAGGTAGGTGAGGCAGTAGCTAAGGCACTCAAACAATTAGGTGATGAAGTAGCTCATATGAAAGCTAAAAAAATAGAACCTAATTCTTTTGAAATATATGTTGAATATAAAAACGATAATGAAGATCAATTTTCTTTTTATATTACAGACGATACTTTACACCTAACTGATTTTTCTTTCGACAAGGAAATTACTGATGTCGGGGTAAAACCATCTGGTGAGGCAGTTGTAAACGTTGACGTAGTTGCTAACGAATTACAGAAACACTTCAAATCTATGAATGAAAAGGTAAATGAAGCTCCTGATAATATGTACTATATTAAAATATCTAAAGATGCAGCTAGTCAAAATAAAGCTCAAGTTATCTTTAATGATATATACGATATAGATTATGAAATAAATGACGACCCAGACGGTATAATTATGTACTTTAAAAAAGATGATTATAACCCAGGTCTATTAGACGATTTAGAAGGTGATATGGTACAAGTTTTAGATACTAATATTCCAATGTCTGAAGCAGACGATAAAGATGATTACGGAAGACCTCATGTAGATCCAAAAGGTTCAAGAACGTTTTTAGAACCAGATGAAATGCTACCTCATAATAGATTTAAAAAAATGACTCAAAAAGAAGATAAAGACATAGGTCATCAAGACGATGAACCAGATATGCTACAATCAACAGCATTTGAAACTGCACAATATGCAGCTAAGTTAGTTAAGAAATTGCAAAAATATGATAACTTCGATGGTGAAGTAGATTTTCCTAATTGGTGGCAATCTAAATTAATCTTAGCTAAAGATTATATGCAAAAAGCATATCATTATTTAGATTCAGAAGAAAAGCAACCAGCTATAGATCAATTAGCTTTAGAAAATTTAACATTTAAAGAACCAAAAGGTATTGATAAAGTAGCAGGAGGTATTCCTTACACAAGAGAAGGTAATAAGTTTATTATTTCTATGTCTTTACCTGATGATGTTAAAGAACGTTTGTTAGATAAAGCTAAAAAGAATGGATTTCAAGCAGCACCTAATATGTCAGGTGGAGTTACTATTATGGCGAAAGAAGGTAAAAAAGCATCTGATGGTATGTCTACTAAAATTAAACCTTCAGAAGGTGATCCTACTAATATGGCTTATACTGACGCAGTAGAAGAAATGCAGGTAACAAACAAAAAAACAGGTGAAGATATTACAACACACGTTATATCTTTACTTAAAGGTAAGATTGATCAAAAGCAATTTGAAAAACTTACCGGCCTAAAAAAAGAAGGTAAATACAAATCAGATGCTCAAAGAAAAGCAATCTATGCCACTAAAGCTGAAAAAGAAAATGTAAACGAAGAATTATCAGATGATCAAAGAGATGCTTTAGAAGAGTTAGAAAGAATTCTAGATCAAGCTGGTCAATTAGGAGGTGAAGCAAGAGATATTATAGCTCAAACATTTCCTAATCATTTATCTCAAGGAGATGCATATGGTGCATTTAACTTTGGAGATAGTAGTAATTCATATGATACTACATTATCTTCTATAGTACAAAATATTTACGATTCAGATGAAGAAGATATGGATGAAGGTAGAAAAGATAAAGATGCTTTATTTCCTGATAATCCAAGACTACCGGAAATTAAAAATTTAGCTGACAAAATTATCTCTATGGTAAAAGCAGAAGCAGCTAAAGGAGAATTAGGGTATATTAGAACAATGGAGGAGATTAGATATCAACAAGAAGATGATTTCGAAAGAACTCCAGAATGGAATAAAGCTAAAGGTATTAGAGCTGACTTTGATGACTACGGTAGTGGTACTAATGAAGGTAGAAATGTAGATGATCTTTATGATACTACTATTAACACTATGAAAAGACTTGCTAAAAAATATAAAGCAGGAGATAAATCAGTAGTACCTCATCTTAAAAAACTTACGGATATTAAAAAGAAGCTTGAGCAAGAAAAAATTAAAAAAGCTGCTAATATAGGTAAAGATCAAGAATTAACTGAAGGTAGGGGAGATGGAGAAGCTATTAATGACATTATAATTAATATGGCTAATGAGGATGATATTTCTACTAGAGAAGCAGCAGAAGAAATCATAGATCATATTACTCATATATTCATCAATACTAAAGGTGTTGAAGAAGCTGAACTTGATAAAAAAGAAAGATCTAAATTAAAAGATATTGTTAAGCAATTAAAAAAATCTGTAAAAGGACATGGTAATCAAGCTAAATATATTGACTCATTAGTAAAAGAAGATGATAAAGAAATAGCTCATGATTGTGCTAATCATGTAATGCATTTAGAACATGGTCATGGTATTTGTTTAGAAGGAGAACATACTTTATTAGAAGACGGTACTGTAACTCATTATGACGTATTCTTTAAAGAAGGAAGTAAGACAGTAAAGAACATACCAGTAAATGAATTAGATATTATTACTTCATCTCACCACGGACATAAAAGAAGAAAAAAGAAATGAAAAGATCTGAGTTAGAAAAAATAATTTTAGAGCAATATGCAACTATAAGTGAACGAAAAAAATTCGAAGACTTACCCGTTACCTTTAGAAATGCTATAGAAAAAAGATACGGTAAATTGCATCCGAAAGATTTCTTTAGTGACGATCTTTCCCGTTATATGAAGTTTGATGGTGAAAATAAAGAAACTGGTGAAGTAACTCATAAGGTTATACCTATCCCATCGTTCAATAAAATGTACGATGACTTTCAAGATATAGTAGATGATATTAAAGTCTTAATGAGATCTAAAGATGTAAGAACAGATAAAGCTGCAAGAGAATTATTTGAACTTATAAAAACTAACTTTAGAAAATTACAAAGATATCTGAGAATAGAAAGACCAGATCAATATGATGTAATAAGAGGTAGAGCAGCTTTAGAGGAGTTAGTAAAAGATTTTAAAGTTCATGTCAGCATAATTGCAGAAGAAAAAAACTTACTAAAAGAAGATCTTTTAGATGAATTAGAAGAACAAGAAGAAGAACCAACACCAGAAGAGCCAGGAGATGACGAAGGTGCTGTATTAGAAGATGCTACTGATAAGATATTAGGTAAATTTCCTACAGTTAAAGCAGCTATAATAAAACTTCAAACAGAAGATTATAAAGAATTTGTAGAAAGTATAGATTGGATATCTCCAAGACCTACTTCGTTTAGAGTTAATCTTAAAAACGGTCAAGAGTATATTTTAAAATGGACTGGTAAAACTTTCGAAGCTCAAATAATGGGTAAAAGATACTTACTTTCTAATATAGCTGAATACCAACAAGCATTAGATAAACTTGCATTACTATATAAAGAAGCTCCTATGACTGGAGCTGGAGAAGGAGAACCTGCTGATACTGACACCGGAGGCGGTGGCGGCGGAGGAGGAGAGTTTCCTGGAGATGATGCTGCTGGAGGAGGAGAAGAAGGTGGAGATGAAGTAGACGCTTTAGGTGGCGGTGAAGAAGGAGGAGCTGACTTAGGTGGTGAAGAGATAGATTTTGAAGAACCAGCAGAAGAACCAGAAGCATAATGAACGTTACTGATAAACTATATAATGAGTGGGCATGGAGAACTAAATCAGGTACTCCAGATATGAACAACCCAGAAGATAAAGCTATTTTAGATCAACTTTTTTCTGAATTAATAACAGAAGAAGAAAAAGACGATACTGGTAAGTTAGTTAATAAGTTAATAAAGGTAATTAAAACCTCTAATTTATCCCCTAACGAATTAAATACATATATTAAGTCTATAAGTAATAGAGGATTAAAAGGTGATCTAAAGTCTAAATTAGCAAATAAAGGGTTTACGAGTTCATCATTCAAAGTTGGAGACAAAGCAGTAGAGTACGTTATTGATAAAATAGCCGATTCTGAAGCAGAAGAGTTTGTTAATTACAAACCTAAATCTTTTTCTTCTATTCCACCAAAAGGTAACTTTTTAAAAGTAACCGGTATGTCAAACAACTTATTTAGGTCATTATACGATATCGAACCTGGAGCTGATGCAGGAGGGAATGCTATTGGTAAAGGAGAATTATTTTTAGCATTAAGTTTTTCTGATATTGATAACAGAGGAGGAGCCGGTGATTTAAATTATAAAAATCAAAACCTTGAAGTAAAAGGAACTGCCGGAAGATTAGGCGGTCAAGGTAGAGGCGGTTCAGGTGCATCTAATTTTTATTTAGGTAACTTAGGGGATCGTTTTTTAGAAGGAGAAGAGTTAGAGGATTTCGTAAATGAACCTGCTAATACTAATATTAACTACGGTATCAAAAATTTATATGATAGAGTTAAAGCTAAAGGCGGTGATACAAAAGCAGTAATAAACACAGTAGTAAACGTCCTAGATAACCTATACTTTAATGCAGGTAAAGCTAAAACGTACTTTGGAAGCTCTTCTGACTATAGTGATCTTAAACAAATGAAAAATAATCTACTTAAATTGAATGCAGCATCATATGCTACTAAAACCAATGTAGGTTATATAATATTTGTAAATTCTAGCACAGGAGACTACTCTTTAATCCCAGTTAACGATTTAGATGATTCAATTGATAGTGGTGCTATCACAACTGGTAAAAAAAGTCCAACAGTTAACCCTACTTTAGGATACAAGTGGCATAACCCACATCCTAGTTTGGTTATTGGAAATTAAGTTATGAGTAAAAATATTAAAAAGATAATAGCACAGGAATATATTAAATGTGCAAAGGATCCGGCCTACTTCATGAAGAAGTATTGCCATATTCAACACCCAACTAGAGGTAGGATCTTATTTAATCTTTATCCATTTCAAGATAAAATATTACATTTATTTAGAGATAATGATTATATTATTACTCTAAAATCTAGACAGCTTGGTATATCTACTTTAGCTGCTGCTTATAGTTTATGGCTAATGCTATTTCATAAAGATAAAAATATACTTGCTTTAGCAACAACTCAAGCAACTGCTAGAAACCTAGTAACTAAAGTAATCTTTATGTATGATGAGTTGCCTAAATGGTTAAAATTACCATCAGTTGAAAAAAATAAACTATCTTTAAGATTAAAAAACGGTTCAAAAGTACAAGCTAAATCATCATCACCTGATGCTGCAAGATCAGAAGCGGTATCGTTACTATTAATGGATGAGGCTGCTTTTATAGATAACGTAGAGGAAACATTTACTGCAGCTCAACAAACATTAGCTACTGGTGGCCAGTGTATGGCTTTATCAACTCCTAATGGTATTGGTAACTGGTTTCACCAAACATGGGAAAAAGCAGAAACAGGAGAAAATAGTTTTATACCTATTAGATTACCTTGGACAGTGCATCCTGAACGAGATCAAAAATGGAGAGACATACAAGATGCAGACTTAGGTCCTCGTATGGCAGGTCAAGAGTGTGATTGTGACTTTTTAAGTTCTGGTGATACTGTATTTGAACCGGAAGATATGAGTTACTATGAAGAAACTTATCAAAAAGATCCTTTAGAAAGAAGAGGTGTAGATGGTAATTTATGGATATGGGAAGGAGTAGACTATAGTAAGTCGTATATGGTTGTAGCAGATGTTGCTAGAGGTGATTCTACTGACTATTCAGCATTTCATATTTTTGATATAGAAGGATGTAGCCAGGTAGCTGAGTATAAAGGTAAAATAGCACCTGGAGATTTTGGTAATATGCTAGTTGGAATAGCAGCAGAATATAATGAAGCATTATTAGTAGTAGAAAACGCTAATATAGGATGGGCTACAATAGAAAAAATAATGGAAAGAGAATATAGAAATTTATATTACTCTCCTAGAAATCATTTAGATACAGTTGAATCATATATGAGTAAATGGGAAAGAGATCAATTAGTTCCTGGTTTTACTATGTCAATGAGAACAAGACCATTGGTTGTAGCTAAAATGATTGAATATATAAGAGAACATTCAGTTACTATACAATCAAAAAGATTGATGGGTGAGATGAGAGTTTTCATATGGAAGAACGGTAAAGCACAAGCACAGGATAGATATAATGATGATTTAATAATGTCATGTGCGACAGCATTATACGTTAGAGATACTGCATTAAAATTACGTCAACAAGGGTTAGATTTGGCTAGAGCTCAACTATCTTCTTTTAACAATTTAAATGCTAGAAACAACGCTGTTATACAAACAGTTGGTATTCAGAGAGAAAATCCTTATATTATAAAGACAGCTGATGGCGAAGAAGACATAAGTTGGTTATTAAAATAGACTATTTATATATATTAAACTAATACCGTAATGGCGGACACTTCACTATTTGGCAGGCTTAGACGATTATTTTCTAATGACGTAGTAATACGTAACATTGGGGGTGATCAACTAAAGGTTGCTGATGTCAATTCAATTCAAAAGACAGGGAAATTTCAAACAAACTCCCTTATCGATAGATTTAACAGACTATATGTATACAATAATAGAAACGTATACAACCCTAATTTAAATTACCAAACCCTTAGAGTTCAACTATACTCTGATTACGAAGCAATGGATTCTGATCCTATTATAGCTTCTGCTTTAGATATAGTTTCAGATGAAGCTACTATCAAAAATGATCAAGGAGAGGTATTATCAGTTAAATCATCAGATGAAAATATTCAAAGAGTATTATACAATCTATTCTATGACGTATTAAACGTTGAGTTTAATTTATGGTCATGGACACGTAATATGCTAAAATACGGAGACTTTTTCCTAAAGCTAGAGATAGCAGAGAAGTTCGGAGTATATAACGTGTTACCTTATACGGTTTATAACATTATCAGACATGAAGGATATGATCCTGAAAATCCTAACGAAGTAAGATTCGAATTAGAGATAGACGGTATTGCAGCAGCGTCTGATCCTATGGTTACTAAAAAACCTAATAAGCAAAATATAACTTTTGATAACTATGAAGTTGCTCACTTTAGATTACTATCAGATGTTACTTATTTACCTTATGGTAGATCTTATTTAGAACCAGCTAGAAAGATATTTAAACAGACTAACTTAATGGAAGATGCGATGTTAATTCATCGTATAATGAGAGCACCTGA